ATCCTATTATGCCGCCGCACGGAACATTGGTTCAGAATACATGGCCAAGATATTGCTATGAGGGAGTTGTACAAAAATGAAAAATATATTCTTAGTCACATCATGTATGCAACCAAAATTTGGTGTCATCAGCATGGAAGACAGATATAAACAAACACTTGAGACATTTGAAAGTATTCGTGATAAGACAGAAGATTCTTTTATTCTATTCACCGATAGTTCACCAATACCTATTGAACAATATAAGTTGGATGTTATAAAGTCCAAAGTTGATTTGGTCTTAGACTTGAGTGGTGATCCACAAGTACAGCAATTCAATACACACGAACAATTAAAAAGTTTCGGTGAAAATAATCTATTACTGAGAAGTATTGGTTTTTTGAAAAGTAAATATGACTTCAAGACAATGCAAGGTCGTATGTTCAAGTTGGGTGGTCGTGCAAAATTGCAAGACAATTTCAATATCAGAGACTATGACAATACCTATGGTAAATTCATATTCAAGAAACGATTAGCCAGCTGGATGCCTCCCGAAATCCAAAGTCGGTTCGGTTCAACTCACATATTGGAAACAAGATCATATTCTTGGTGTCTATCGTTAGTGGATGAGTATGAACAGATAATACAAAACAATTTTCAGTTATTAAACAATGGTTTAGACACGGAACATTGTCACTTTCTTAACATTCCGAAAGATAAATTACTTGAATTCGACATGATGAATGTCGGAATGATTGTTGCCAGAAACGGTGACTACATGCTCGACTGATTTTTGTCAGTATGTATCAAATCGAATATTTCAAAAAACCTTAATACAAACTAAAAAGTTGTATAAATAACCTTACGGGCAACCAAAGTGTGTTGCATTTCTATAGGTAAACAATGTTATCTTTCAAGAGCTTTTTAACCGAACAAGAGGATCCCGAGGAGGGCGCCAGCCGTCAGATTAAACACCTGACGCATGTGGAAGACCGTCCCTTACAAACAGGTGAAAAAGGCACAGCACACGCTATTAAGTCATTAACTGCTGCAGCTGAACACATCAAGGCAGGTAAGAAGTCTTCCGAACTTACCACAAAATATGATGGTTCACCTGCACTTGTTTACGGTCATCACCCAACCACTGGTAAATTCTTTGTTGCATCCAAGTCAGCATTCAACAAGACACCAAAGATTAACTATACACCAAAAGATATTGATAAGAACCACGGACACGCACCTGGTTTGGCGGCCAAGTTAAAAGATGCACTGACACATTTGTCCAAGACCACACCTAAACAAGGTGTTTATCAAGGTGATATGATGTTTGGTACCGACAAAGGTGACAAACAACAAGAGAAAAATGGTGGCCATTCTTTCCATCCAAATCCGTCTGGTCTAACTTATACTGCCCACGGACAACATGCAGCCGATGTTAAGAAAGCAAAAATTGGTGTTGTGACACACTTGTCATATCAAGGTAAAGATGCAGGCAATCTAAATGCATCACATGAAGTTGACCACGAAAACTTTAAGAAACATCCAGATGTATTCTCAGTCGATCCAAGAATGGACACAGCAAAAGTTCATTTCAGTCCAGAAGAACAGAAGAAATTCAACAAACATATTGCAATGGCTCAATCAGTACATGACACTCATGGTGATGACATGTATGCTGGCACAAAAGCACATCATGGAGTTGGTGGTCCATTGGAAACCTATATGAATCATACAGTTAGAACAAGTGAAGAACCTAATCATCAAAACTTTAAGAATTGGTTAGAAACTGATACTAATAAAAAAATTGATAAACTTAAAGTTGAAAAGAATCGTACAGCCAAACAAGCTGATCTTAAAGCTGAACTCGGTAAAATTGAAAAAAATAAAAAACACTATAACAATGTATTTAAGATGCACGGCCACATACAGAAGGCCAAAGATACACTCATTGGTGTTATGAATCAACACCAAGAATTTCAACATACACACGGCGGCGAATCTGCGAATCCTGAAGGATATGTTTTCCATCACGACAAAGAATCGGATAAATTTGTTAATCGTGCGGAATTCTCTAAGAGAAATTTTGCTGGGATCAGAAACATATGAAAAAGTTTTTAGAAAAGTTACAAGAAGATGCACAGACACATACGCCTGTGGTGATGGCATTTGGTCGTATGAATCCACCAACTATTGGACATGAGAAGTTGGTTGATAAAGTACAACAGATAGCAAAAGACTATAAAGCACCGCACCATATTATTGTTTCACATTCTATGGACGCAAAGAAGAACCCACTAGACACCACAAGCAAAATCAAACACGCAAAGAGATTCTTTCCTGGTGCAAATATAACTTCATCCAGTAAAGAGAAACCAACTTTCTTGCAACACGCTGCAGCACTACATGCAGCTGGCCATGACCACTTGGTAATGGTTGCAGGTTCAGATAGAACCTCTGAATATGAACAAAAACTACATCAGTACAACGGTGAAGGACCAGGTAAACTATTCAACTTTAAAAAGATTGAAGTTAAATCTGCTGGCCAACGTGATCCTGATGCCGAAGGTGCAGAAGGTATGTCAGCCTCTAAGATGCGTGAACATGCAAGGGGTGGTGACTTCAACTCCTTTAAACAAGGTGTTCCATCACATGTACCAGAGAAACATGCAAAAGAATTGTTCCGTGATGTTCGTAAAGGTATGGGTATAAATGAGAATTACAATCGTGGCCTGTTCAGAGCCATATTCGTGACGGGTGGTCCTGGTTCTGGTAAAGACATTATCATTCGTGAAGCAATTCCAGAAGCTAAGGCTGTAGAATTGAATTCGGTACAGGCTTTCGAATATCTAATGGATAAACAAAAGTTATCTGAAAAGACAAATGACCACCGCAGAGAAGCAATCCGTAATCGTGGACCATTGATTATTAATGGACCGGCAGATGACCACTCTAGAATACTTACCATCAAAGAAGAACTGGAAGAATTAGGTTACAGTACCACTATGGTATTTGTTGACACAACCAACGAAGCCAGTAAAGAGAGAAATGAAAGATTAACAAAAACACTTGCTGAATCAATTAGATACGATAAGTGGAAACTTGCACAGACAAGTAAGCAAGCATACATCCAAAACTTCCAGAATTTTATGGAGTTCAATAACAGTACTACATTAGATGAAATTGAAGAAGATATTTCTGACACTTACGAAAAAATAAATACATTTATTGAGAATAAAAAATTTAATGAAATTGCGTTCTCTTGGTTGGAAAATCACGGTAAATATAATATAACTGACTCTGTTTTTAAGGAAGATGAAAATGTTAAAAAGAATTTTAGATTTGTTGAAAATTACAAAACCAAGCGCACCGGTACAGGACAAGCATCCACTGGACATCCAAAAATATCAGCCGGAACAGGCCCCAGTGCAGACGGTCCAAGTGACATTACCCCAGACAATCGTGCAGGAGACTCCAACGCCGACAATATCAAGTGGGATAGAAACGCCAAGCGTGGAGGTTACACCTTCAGAACCTACACCGAAGACTCCGGCCCCACAGTCCAAGCCTACCCCGCCCCGAAAGAGAGCAACTTCAGCAAAGACAAAGAAAAAATAAAGAAAAAAGGATTGGTTGATTCTCCTACAGTCAGTCAGAGAATGAGGAATGTTTCGGGAATCAGCCAAGAATTTGATACTCGCCAACAGGGAACAGTATACCCTATGTCTGGTCTTGGCGATGTGACATATAGAGAGCAAGTCGATTTTAAACGATTTAGAGAATCATTTAATGATCCATCAGATTCCGAAATGGGAGTAGCTGGTGTTTTAGGTGGTTCAACAAATAAAGAGCCAATGGAAAATCCAAAGGATAAGATGGGTTACTTTAACAAGAAGAAAAAGAAATGAAAAAGTTTACCGAATTTGTCAAAGAATCTACACCAGAAACTGAGCAACAAGATGCTCAGGAACTGAAGCGTCAAAAAGCACATCTTTTGAACAAAGCAAAAGAGTATGCTGACCAAGCCGAAAGAGAGAAACAATTTGGCCACGGCGGAGCAGCAGAAGCTAAAGGTGAAACTATGGCCGCAGCTGCAAGCAATGTTAAAGAGAGTGCTGCATGGCAACGTTCTGCTGGAAAAAATCCAGAAGGTGGATTAAATAGAAAAGGTATTGAATCCTACCGCAGAGAAAATCCTGGTTCTAAATTGTCGATGGCTGTTACAACAAAACCATCAAAGTTAAAACCTGGATCAAAGGCAGCAAATAGACGCAAATCTTTTTGTGCCAGAATGTCAGGAATGAAAAAGAGATTAACTTCTGCGGCAACTGCCAAGGATCCAAATTCAAGAATCAATAAATCCCTACGCAAGTGGAATTGTTAACACGGAGAACAAAAATGATCGACCTAAGAAAAAAAGACAGCATGATTGCAGCAATTGAAGAAATTCTTCAACAAGAAGCACTCAAGGGCAATCAACACAAGATTGATAAAAATAAGAATAATAAAATTGATGCTGAAGACTTCAAGCTTCTCCGTAAAGAAGAAAATGTTGATGAAGGCCTCAAAGACGTTGCTAAGAAAGCATTCAAAGCTTTGACTGGTGGTTCAGATGAAGACCAATTAAAAAATCTTCAAAAGAAGATGGGTCTTCCACAAACTGGCAAGAAACCAACTCCTCAAAAAGAAGAAGTTGTTGATGAAAGCCTACTAGGCCAATTGAGAGATCGTGGTAATGTTGCTACAGGTCAAAAACAACAAGATCGTAAGAATTTTGATACAAATACTGGTGCCGCATTAAAACCAAATAGCACAATTAGTGGTATTAGAGCTAAGATGCAGAACAAAGTCCAAGAGGAAGCTGAAGAAGTTGAACAGATTGATGAACTATCAAAATCAACTTTAGGTTCTTATGTAAAAGGTGCAGCAAGAGATGCTGGTGCTTCTCATAAACTTGGCGCCGACTTTAAGAATCAGGCAGACAAGTCTAGAACCCCTGGTTCAAAAGCAGCATCATCCCGTCTTTCCGACAAATTCTATAATATGGCTCAAAAGCGTCACACAGGCATCGGCAAAGCAGTTGAGCGTTTGACAAAAGAAGAAGAAAACATGCCAAAAACATTGAAACAATTCAAAGAAAATGCATTTGATTGGAAAAAGAAACCAGAACCAACACCAAACGGTGGTTCAGGTGTCAAACAAGGTTCTCGTTACGGTGGTTCTAAACAAAAAGACACACCAGAACAGGACACAGACGAAAAAAAGTAAATGAGGCAAAAGGACCAACCAGTCAGGAAGACGGACCTTTTGTCTCTAACATCAATGATGCAGAAGATTTG